CATTTTCCCGGTCTTCCAGTTTCAGGGTTCCTGCGATGGTGCGGCCGAGGACGGTGTCCCAATTGTGGTTGGGGGCACCGATCACGTCGGGGTTCTCGCTCAGCACGCGTTTGAATGCTCCAGGGCGGATGACTTCACGGAAGAAATCGCCGATGACGGCTTCCCGGTTGTAGACAGCAGCCATGCCGGAGATAGTGGGGGGCTCGCCCTGGGCAGCGGCGCGGACTTCGATCTCCAAGTAGCGGCGCTCGATGGTGTCGGTCTGGGGGGTGGTGGGTGCGGTCATATCGGTCATGTCGGTTATCCTTTGTTTTCGAACCGGGCGGGATGACCCCGCCCCTACGGTTATTCGGCGGGCGGTGCGAGAAGGCGGCAGATAAAGGCTTCGGGGTCGAGTGCCGGGATCACGGTCCGGTTGGCGCGGCGGTCGGCGGCGGTGCGGGCAGCGACCGTTGTCAGAATGTCCAGGTCGAGCATCCCGGCTTCGACGCAGGGGCGGAATGAGCGGCGGATGAAGGATGGCAGTTCGGCGGTGTAAAACTCTTCTTCCCAGGCGGTGAATTTATCGGCCTTGCCTTTTTCCTGCCAGCGGGCAATGGCGTCACGCTGTTCGTTGGTCTCGTAGCGGGCAACCCGTTCAGCAATGTCGAGCAGGATGGGCGTGGCAGAGCGGGGCTGAACCTTCCCAGGCTGGCCCTGCCCGGCTTCGCCCATGTTGAGCGGGAAGCGGTAGGTGTCGCCGCCTTTGTACGGATTGCGGTTTTCGGCTTCGCGGGCTTCGTTGGGGGAGAGAATGCCGTTGCCGATGGCAGTGGCATAGGCGGTCATACGGGACTGGATGTCGGTGCGCAGGAGCGCATCCACCAGGTGTTCGAAGTAATATTTCAAGCGTTCAGCGGGCAGGAGCAGGTCTTTGTTGAGCTGCTGCTCAATGCGCACCAGCCAAGGGCGCAGGGTATGCGCCAGGTAGCCGAGTTCCTGCTGCTCGATGCCGGTGCCCCAGGAGGTGGAGTTGGTCACGTCGCCAAGCATGTGGGGCGGGATGCGGAACATGCGGGCGATCTCGGAGACTTGAAATTGGCGGGTTTCGAGAAATTGGGCTGCATCGGGTTCGATGCCGATGGTTTTGATGTCGAGGCCTTCTTCCAGCACGGCCACTTTGCCCGTGTTCTCCGCGCCGCGATAGGTGTCGTTCCAACTCTCGCGCAAGTTCTTTCGCGCTTCGGGTTTCATTGGTTTTGGGGAGGTAAGTACCACAGTGGGGCGGGCATCATTGGCGAAGAAGCGCGAGCCATACTTTTCGGCGGCAATGGCCAGCCCGACGGCGTTCTTCGCCAGGGAGATACGGGAGTAGCCGCGGATACCGTCGAAGCCGAAAGCGGGGATGTGCAGGAGGTCTTGCTGGCGGAAGGCGATGCGCTTCCCGGCGTCATTCTGATACAGGTAGCGGCGTTCGCCGTCGGCCCGGAAGATTTCCATGCGGGAGGGATTGAGCGGCCAGAGTTCGGTGACCACGCCGCGCTCGTCCCACAGCATCTGGGCGAAGAAGTTGCCCCAGCCGAGCATGTGCCCCACCTGAAGTTCACGGTAGACCATGCTGGTCATTTCAGGGTTGGGAGCGTTGTGCATCAGGGTGTAGCAGGGATGATCGGTGGCGCGCTCTTTGCCGCGCTCCAGGCGACGATACAGGATCATGGGCAGGCTGGAGGTGTCTTCGGTGAGAATGGTGAAGCCAGCCAGCACCGCTGTGACCTTGAGCGAGCCTTCCACGCTGACATTGATCCCCGAGGCCGATTCGCCGATGCCCAGGCTTTCAAGCAGCCACTGGGGAGGGGATGTAATAGATACGTCGCGCTGATGGATGATCTGGCGCAGCATTTAGGCTTTGTCCTTGCGGGGTTTGGCAGGGTTGACCAGCCATATCGCCAAGCCGATCAGAAGAGTGCCGGTGATCACCAGCGCCCACGGCCACGAAATAGCCAGTCCTGATCCAATAAAAATAAAGATCAGACCAAAAAGCAAAATAATGTCAGGGGCTTCCAGCTTGGATTTTGGTTTGGGTGCCTGTTCTGGCATGTGCGCTCCGCGGCTTAAATGCAAAACCGGCCACATGTGCAAACCTTGCGGTTCGCAATATGGCCGGTGGTAAAGTCGGTCGTTCCCTATGGATGAGCCTACCTGTGGCGGCTAGAACTCAATTTTCGCCATCTCTGGCGGTCATTCGAAAACATATTAGCACAAACTTTCTAAGATTGCAAGAGTGGGGAGGCCTGCCATTTTCCAAATATTGCAACCAGCGGGCCACTCATCGCTCGAATGCGCTCGGGGTGCGGGCATCGCTGGAAGGCTTCCCGCCAGCCGGCCAGGTGCTCTGCGAGCGGGGTCTGGTAGGCCTGGTTGCGGGGGTCGTCGCCGGGCGGGATGGGGTTGCGGTACAGGTCCATGCCACAAAGCAGCACCGGGCTGCAGCCCAGCCAGCAAGCAAACCAGCAGGCGAGGTGACTGGAGAAACGCCCCTGCCACCAGGTCGAGCCGCCCAAATCTATATCCATTTCGGGCTGGCGGGTGACGAACAGTCCGCCTTTGCTGCGGATCTCGTCTCCGGGCATGGGCATCCGGGCCAGGTCATCCAGAAAAACGGTGTAGTCGGCATGGATATAGCGCAGGGCGTGGTGGTTGACGCTGATCAGCACCGCGCCGGGCGGGACCCGGGGCAGGTCCGCTGGCAGGCTGGGTCCGCCGCCCAGGACGGCGGCGGGGCGGCCAGCGTGGATGTTCTGTAAGGATGCGATGGGGATCATGGGGAGTCCGCCGAACGGTTCGGCTCAGCGGCGGGGCGGGAGGCCGGGGGATGCCAACGGTTATGAACGGGACAAAGTTTCTCAGTAGTGCATTTAGCAAGACTAGATTCCCCGCCCGCTTCGGACGGCTGGACGTTGTGTTCGGCGGCGGCCAACGAGCCCACCCCGTTCTGTGGGGTGGCGAGCGACGCCGAACGGTTGGTTTTACCGGCGGCGCTAGGAAACATCTGGATCGGTACCAACCGGATTGATATTGCCAAGATACCCAGGTCGGGGCGCATTAGCGCCGTCCGTGTGCGAACCTTTGTTAGGTGCGTGGTAGAGACGGAGGCGAGATGATCTACAACCACCACACCACGCAAAGCGCAGCGGGATATGCTTGGCAACTTTACCGATCCAACCACATTTCAAGCACTCGACTTCTTTAGTTTCGTAATTCTCAATATTCATGTAGCACCTAACGGTTCGGCTCAGCGGCGGGGCTATTGATGCGGAAACCCACAATGTTCACAAACCACTGTATCAAATTCCGGTGAGTTACATTCGGGGCAAGCCCCGTCCGCTGGAGCCGGTGTTCGGCGGCGCGCCAATTCTCCGAGACACGCCCTAACGAAATCGCCATCACCAACATTTTTTGAATCAATCATCATTCTAGCAATTTCTTCTTTCGTCCACAAATTCCAGGGAAATGAACTGTAATCTGCCATGAATAAACCTTTCTCGATGTGCCGCCGAACGGATAAGATCAAGCGCCTGGGCGCTCGTTTTTAGAATTGGCCTGGGATTTTTTGGACTGCGCGCCCAGGTCGCTTGGAGCGGGTGTTATGCCCCGTAATGGTAGGCTGAATAAGCCATTGATAACAGCCGTTTCGAGCGCCGACCAAGAAGCAAAGCCAACCGCCTGCGCCGCCTGATTGAGAAATTGGCGGCGCTTCTGCTGGCGGGTGCGTTGGGTTTTATCAATCATAAATTTGCCTTGAAATATGCGTAGGGCGTAAACACTTGTTCACCTTCGGCCAGCATGGGAAGGACGCTGCCTTTTTTCCAAAAACCGCTTCCTTCGGTATGTTCTACACATTCCTGTTCGGTGGTTTCAAACCAATCCAACGGTTCGCCCTCCGCTGCTAATTCTTTGGCTCCATTTCTCCACTTTTTTAGAATTTTCATGTTTGCTCTCCTTATTGTATTATACTACCGTTATATAACACCGTCAAGAGGGAAAGGGAGGGGCATAACGGTTTGTATGAGCGGCTATTCGCCATGCTCAGGACAAAATGGGTCAGTGTCCCAACCAAAGCAGGAACACATGGATTTGGAAACAGTCCGCTCCATACTTTGTTCGGCGGCTTCTAACTCATCACGCACAACCGCACACATTTCAAGAAACTCAACAGGGTTATAGGTTGGCTGATTGCCAAGACGATCACGGGCAATTTTCAAAATTTGCTGAGACTTATCCATTTTGATTTCCTTCTCGGCGTGCCGCCGAACGGGGCGCGGCGTCAGGCGCTGGGACGGGGGGGGGGAAGCGGCGGATAATTCATACGTGAACAAAACGACACCACACGTCAAACAACACACCATTTCTTCGTAATTGTCATCTGCTTGCCAAACTTCAAACTCTCGACTTACGCCGCATACAGGACAATGCCCCAAGCGAGTTGTCCGCCGCTCTTCTTTATCGGCGACCGGCTTTTCGTCAGCACAAATTCCGGGTAACGGTGATTGCCCCGTCCGCAGTCGCCTGGACGCCGTTGTTCGGGAGCGTTCGGAGGGCGTGCAATTTCTTGGAGAGTGTGACACTCTTTTACCTTGACCTTTCAGCGGACAAGAACAACGGTGTCCGACGCCGCGCCCCGTTCGAGAGCAAGTGAGGAGGCCCGTACTTGTTCTTTGGGTCGCCGAACGCTCTCGAACTATCCTTATCAATCTACGGCCTGATAAGGTTCTCCACCGGCATGTTATCCAGCGGACTTTCCACCCCTTTCCAGCTTCCGGGGTAGAGCAAGTGCAAATAAACCATCGTGGTTTTGATGCTTTTGTGTCCCATCAGTTCCTGGACGGTGCGGATGTCGTAGCCGGCCCAGAGTAGGTGGGTCGCAAAACAATGCCGGAAGGTATGCGGCGAAACATGGACGAGCATCCCGGCTTTTTTCGAGGCCGCATGGATTGCCCGTTGTAATTCGCTTTCGTGCTGATGGTGACGGCGTCGAATTTTGCTGATCGGATCTGTGGAATAATCTTTGGCGGGGAAAACCCAAAACCAGCCATATTCAGTGCCGATGTTCGGGTATTTCACGTCCAGAGCGCCGGGCACTTGCACGCCTGGCATCCCCCGCTGGCGGTCAATGTTCCAGTAGTTGCGGGCAACGCCGAGTTGATCCATGAGCGGTTTGATCAGGGTGCGGGGCAGCGGGACAGTACGATCTTTGTCGCCTTTGCCGCCGCGGACGGTGATGATGCAGCTGCCGAAGTCAATATCTTTGACCCGCAACTGCTGGCACTCGTTCAGGCGCAACCCGGCGCCGTAGAGCAGGCGGGACATCAGGTTGAACGGTTCTCCGTCCACCTGATCCAGCACCCGGAAGGTGTCTTCCCGGCTGAGAACCGTGGGCAATCTCTTACTCTCCTTGGCGCTCAAAACCTGCACTCCCGCGATCTCGATGTTGAGTACATTTCGGTACATGAACAGTAACGCATAAAGGCATTGATTTTGGGTCGAGGCGCTGACATGTTTGACCGCAGCTAGCCAAGTGAGATATTTCTCGATCTCCGGTTTGCCCATGTCTTTGGGATGCTTTTTATCGTTGAACAAGATGAAGCGGGTGATCCAGTTCAAGTAAGCATCTTCGGTCTTCCGAGAATAATGCATCATGCGGATTTTTGCGCGTACGCTGTCGAGAAATGGGCTGCTCATACGGTTATTATTCCTCGTGTTTCATACACTGATCGCTCGGTGTTGTAGAGTTTGGCGCGGGACATTCCGCAGACCAGGGCGACGATGGGGTCAATGCGCTTGGTGTGGTCAAGATTATGACCGCGGGTCTCTTTGACGAATTTGACCTGGCCGGAGCCGTTCTTCCAGATGCTGGCGTTGCCGAAAGCCCAGCGCACGAGCGGGTCGCCGTCGTGGGTGGCTTTCCCTTCCCTGAGCAGAATTTCGGTGTAACTGATCGGATCTGACATATCCTTTGGACTCTGACCGATGGCGGCATAGACGACGCCCATCTGCTCGATGCGCTGGAGCAGATAGAGGGCGAAGGATGGGTCGGCACCCATTTCGATAACGTTGAAACGGGCCTTGATCTCCAGTATCTTCGCTTCGATGGTGGCGTAGTCTATGGTCGAGCCGGGGGTGGGGATGACCCACCCGCCCGCTGCCCAGATGTCGTAAGGAACTTTGTCGGTGCGGATGCGTTCAGCCATGGTCTCCGAGGGCATGAAGTTGTACCATTTCCAGCGCCAGTCGGTGTGGTCGGCTTGGGGCGGGAAGATCAGGGGGACAGATGACAGGTCGAGGGTGGTAGAGAAGTCGCCGCCGAGGTAGCAGTCTTCGCCGTCCATGTCGGAGAGTTTCCAGTTCCCGCGGGCTGCGTCCCACAGGTCAAAGGGCAACCATGATGATAGTTTGGTAGTGGGCCATTGGCACAGGTTGAGCCAGCGGAAGAGCCTTTCGTTCGCCGGGTGGAGTTGGGCTTCCTGGGCGATGGTGCGAAGGTCTTCGATGCGAAGCGTGACGCCCAGGGATGGGTTGGCCTTTTTCCAATTTCTTTCGTTCCAGATGTCTTCGCCGGTGTAGGCGTGGATGACCGGATACCAGGTGGGGATGTCGCGGGTTTTGTCGCCCTTGCGGCGGCGAGCATTGAGGATGCTGATGGCTTTTTCGTGGACTTCCCACGCAATGGATTTGCGGTCGGGGTCGTCGCCGCTGGTGGTGACGAACCACCAAATGGGCTGATAGCGGGCGAGGCCGGCACCGTGAAGCATGACATCGTATAAATCCCGGTTTGGCTGTACGTGAAGTTCGTCGAACAAACAGACGGAGATGTTCCAGCCATGCCGGGTGTAGCTCTCGCTGGAAATGACTTTCAGGAGGGTGCCGGTCTCTTTGTTCTCGATCTCGCGCTGACTGTCGCGCAGCTTGACCCGGCGGATAAGGTCCGGCTCCTGCTCGATCATTTCGACGAGCGGCTCGTAGATGTCCATGCGGGCCTGTTCGTGGCTGCCGGCGCATAGGATAATCTGTCCGCGCGGCTCGGATTTGTCGAACAGGTGCAGGTTGCCAATGCCGGCGATGAACTGGCTCTTGGCGTTTTTTTTGGCAGTCTCGATGTACACATAGCGGTACTGACGACGACCGGTTTCGTCCAGGGTGCCGTATACATCCCGGACGATCTTCGTCTGCCAGGGCATGACGGCGAAGGGCTGGCCGTGAAAGTCACCTGTCAATTTCAGGTGACTGATAAAGTCTGTTGCATGGTCAGCAAGCGGGGATGAGAACATGGGCTATCTTTTACCTTTTTTTCTTTTACACTTCTTCACCATCAATGATGCGGGCCATAGGACTCTGCTGTTTTTTGGGCGGTTTCTCTTCAGGGATAAAGCCGGCGCGCGAGCGAGGGGTGAGATATAACGATTGGCGCATGGTATGCAGCATCTTGCGTTTTTGATCTACGCGGGCGTCGAGTTTTACCGAATTATCAAACGCCCAATTGACGGCGTTGGTCAGCATGGCAAATATTTTTATGTCCGTCGCATCGTTAGCTTTGTCCCGTGCTGCCTGGGCGTTGTGGTAGTTGGTAATGGCATCGGTACGCATGGCGTCCATCTCGGCAAGCTGTTGGCTGGCTTCGCAAAAATCCAGGAGCAGACCCATGTCCAGCAGGCTGATAATGCGGGCATCGAGCATCAGGTATATGCTGACGATCTCGACCCACGTGCGGCGTGCAATGTCGCCGGTCAACTGCGAGGGCGGGGTGACTGTCAATGCCTTGCGAGGCGTGAGAGCGTTCTCCCCGTCCGCGCGGCGGGTGTGGGCGGCTTTTGTCTCTGCTCTGCTGTTCAGGTCCTTCGGTTTGCGGGCTGGCATGGTCAATTGGGATTTTCCACATTGAAATTTTTTTTCGTGTCCATG